GTCAACTGGCCGCCTACTTCCTAGACCCTACAAAGGCTGCACCCATGCTTGTTGAGCAAGCTAAGTCTGCCCAGATCGCTTCTGAGGCTACGAGGCAGGCAGGGTTGGCTATCACAGCCCAGCAGGGCGAGCAGTTGGCACAGGCAGGTATCAATGCGGAGCAGGCTCGACAAGGGTTCGCTACGCTCGGTCAGGCACAAGAACTGTTCAACCCTCTTGCCGGCGAACAGGGTGTCGGTATGACTCAGCAGGAACAGATCGGTGCAGTGTTCTCTACTGACAGTGCGGCTGCTCAACGCCTCCGTAAGAAGCAAGCGGAACGTACCGCAGCTTTCCAGGGTGGCGGTAGTTTCGCTGGGCAAGGTCAAGGACAAACTGCTTTAGCGTAGGTACTTGCATTGTACAAATAGTGTGCTACACTTAATCCGATGCCAATAGGCAGGAACACCTTCGGGTTGTAAGCAGCGAACCGCCATGCCTCCGTGGTGGTTCTGGGCAAAGGAGTGTACATATGGACAGCGACATCGAATTCGATGAACAAGAAACAGGCCGAAATCCTCTGCGTGATCGCATGAAGCAGCTTGAATCGGAAAACGCAGCACTGAAGGCTAGGGCCGACGAAGCCTCTAACGCCGCACGTGAACTAGCTTTCGTAAGAGCAGGAGTTGATTCTGCTGATCCGATGGCAAAGTATTTCGTGAAGGCTTATGACGGTGAACTTTCCCCTGAGGCTATTAGAGCCGCTGCTATCGAAGCGAGACTTATCCAAGATACTAAGGCTGCACAAGTAGCGCAGGAAGCTAAAGGTTGGGACAGAACCAATCAGGCCGCTTCCGGTAACACTGTTGGTGAAGCCCCTGTGGACATGGTGACTCGGATCAGTAAGGCTACTAGCCAAGCTGAGATTGAGATGTTGCTGGAAGAAGTAAGGTCTCTCCAACAAAACTAGCCCCGAAAGGCAAATCTCATGGCTTATACAGAAACATCCTCCCTATCAGTTGACCAGGTGGCGTTTGACCGCTTGGCCTATTTCGCCCTCCGTTCAGAACTGTTGTTCGATGCGGCTGCGGATGTCCAACCGACGCAACAGGCTATGCCTGGTACTGGCGTAACGTTCACGATCTTCACCGATCTTGCTACTGCTACCAGCACCTTGTCGGAAACCACTGACGTTACTGCGGCCGCTTTGAGCGATTCGCAGGTCACGGTTACTCTCAACGAATACGGTAATGCCGTTATCACCACCGCTAAGTTGCGTGGAACTGCTTTCCTTGACGTTGACTCAGCTGCTGCTAACATCGTTGGTTACAACGCTGGTGCTTCAATTGACGAAGTGGCTCGTGAAGTTCTCGCCGGTGGATCAAACGTGATCTACGGTGGTGGCGGTACGACTACCCCGACAAGCCGTACCACGGTTAAGGCTGTTGACATCATCGAAGCTAACGACATCCGTAAGGTGACCGCACAGCTTCGTGGTGCTAACGTTCCTACTTTCAACGGTTTGTACATGGCTTACATCCACCCCGATGTTGCTTATGACTTGCGCCGTGAAACTGGTGCTGCTGCTTGGCGTGACCCGCACGTGTACCAAGATACGAACATGATTTACAACGCCGAAATCGGTGCTTTTGAAGGTGTCCGTTTCATTGAAACTCCTCGTGCAAAGGTGTTCCAGAACGCTTCTGACGGTTCGGGTTCAACCGGAACTATCGAAGTTTACTGCACTCACGTGATGGGTCGTCAGGCTTTGGCTAAGGCGTACTCGTCAATTGACGGTAACGGTTCAGTTCCGAAGGTTGTTCGTGGCCCGATTGTTGACACTTTGAACCGCCTCCAGCCAATCGGCTGGTACTGGTTGGGTGGCTACGGTCGCTTCCGTGAGGCTTCGTTGCGCCGAATCGAGTCTGCAAGCTCTCTCTGAGTTTGTCCGGTGTGAAGGCTGGGTGGTACGATACAATGGTGTCGTGCCACCCAGTTTTTCTTTTTGTAGGAGTGTTTGATGAGTATTTCTAATTATGGTGAGTTAGCGTTTCTTAATACGTTGCGTAACACTTCTTTTGCTGTGACTACGCCGTATGTAAAGTTGCATTTGGGTGATGCTGGCGAGGCTGGTACGTCTAATGCTGCGGTTGAGGCGACTCGTAAGTCGATTTCGTTTAGTGCTGCTTCTGCGGGTGCGATGGTTTCTAGTGCGACGGTTGAGTGGACTAATGTGTCTACGACTGAGACTTATTCGCATTGGTCGTTGTGGGATGCTTCGACTGCGGGTAATTGTTTGTGGACTGGTGCTTTGGCTTCGTCTGCTGCTGTTACTGCTGGTGACACGTTTCAGATCACTAGCCTTACTTTGTCGTTGGACTGAGTAGATGGCTACTTCGTTCCCTACTGGGCTTGATGCTTTAACTAATCCTACGTCTGCGGATGGTTTGAATTCGCCGGATCATGCGGGTCAGCATGCGAATGTGAATGATGCTGTTGAGGCGTTGGAGGCGAAGGTTGGTGTTGATAGTTCGGCGGTAGTTACTTCTTTGGATTATAAACTTGCTACTCTTTCTACCAGTTCAGGTTTTGTCCCTATCGGTGCAGTCACAATGTATTCGGGGTCTACTGCACCAACAAATTGGGCAATATGTAACGGTGCGGAATTAGCTATTGCTACGTATGGGCCTTTGTATGCAATCATTGGGACTCGTTACGGAGCATTGACTAACGGTTCTGGTGGTGTAGGTACTACTCACTTCAAGTTGCCTGCGTTTACTTCCCGTATCCCTAAAGGCACTGTTGGCATACCTACTGTCCCTACCACAATTACTTCTGGTGTTTCTTCTGCTGTAGATGTTCATACACATACAGTGAATAGTACGTTTACTGCTGGTAATGCGGCAGCTCATACACATGCAATTGGTGGATCGTCTAATACCCAAAGTGCTAACCACTCACATGTATATTTCAAACCGAACGCTGGCGCAAACGCCAATAGCGATAACCAAAGCGTTGATCACACCCACGGTTTGCCTGCCAACTCAGGCAATGCGAATACAACCATAAGTGTAAACAGTTCGCTTACTGCTGGTGACGCCAGCACAATCAACGCCTCAACAACGGCGCATACGCATGGTGTCGACTCAGTAGATATCGTATTTATTATTAGGGTGGCATAATGGAATCAAACGAAATCAGTAACGAACAAGGAACAGTTGGTTTTTTTATTAAAACAATTGGGACAAACGATACTAAAGGTTTTTTTGCTTTTACTCAGTTTGCTAAACCAGAAACATTCCTGTTTGAAGAAGATGAAGATAAGCGATGCGACTTTGATGCACCCAGAATAGTGCGAGGTTTTCATCATTGGAACACTGAAACAAACCTATGTTCCTGTGGTTCAACAGATGAACCTAGTCGTATTACTGGCGGTCACGCCATGCCTGGTAGAGTATCAGCTATATTTCCAGTAATTGACGCCTATCCAATAGGCATGATTATCTACATAGAAATAGAATGGGCTGACGAATCTAAAGAAATGGAATACCAAAACTTTCATAAGAACGTAGCAACAAATATAACCCGTACTCTTCAAGAACAGTTTAGGCTTCTTATTGAATGGGAATATGCTCATGAGCATTTAAACAATAATGAAGAAATGGCTATTTGCGCCTCAGGAATATTACAAACATTAAATCTTCCAACCACTATAAGGCAATGGCTTTTAAACGAAGTTCCCAATCAAAAAGTTAATAGGTTTTTGGAAGGTAGAAAAGATGCTCAAGAACGAGCAGAGATTAACACAATACCTGATTTAACAGAAGAGTTTAAAGAATGGTTAATTAATAAATATAAACAAACCAAATCTTTTGGTAAACATGAGTAAAAAAACAGAAACAATACAAAATCTTAAACAATCTTCAGAAACCAAAACAGACTTAGTTGACCAGTCGTTGTTGTCATTTCCGAATATAGGTGAATTACATAAATTAAATATTTATTTTTATCAACCTGAGTATTGCTTTAATATAGGATAAACCAATGAAACAACGCAGATCGTTTGGAGAACACAATGACTGAAGTTAAATACCCCGCTGGGGATTCAGGAATGATCGCAGTATTTGATGGGTTGATTTCTGCAAACACTTGCCAACAATTTTTGGATGAAGTAAAACCTTTATGGTCTCAATTGTCACATCAAGGGAAAACTATGGGTGGCGTAGATATCAGGAGTAAAAATAGTTTTGATATGAGTTTTTCAAAATTAGGGTTTTCAGAAAAAAGTATTGACTATCCGGCAGTTTTCCAAAATATAGAATTAACATTTTTAGATGGTTTTATTCAAGCAATAGCTTCGTACCAAAACAAATTTCGTTCGTTACACAACTGGCTAGAAATAGAAGATACTGGATTCCAAGTACAATGTTATAATAAATGTGGTGGTTGGTATCGTGAACACATTGATAGTTTTCCTGGTACTGATTCACAGAATCGAGTTGTATCAGGTCTTATTTATTTAAATGATGTTGAAAATGGTGGCGAAACCAAATTTCCATTACATGATGTTGAGGTTGAAGCTCGTGCTGGCCGTATAGTTTTATTCCCGTCTAATTACACTCATCCGCATGAAGGTAAAACTCCTTTGTCGGATGACAAATGGATTGTAAACACATTTTTTGTACATAATGAACAACCTGATTTTAATGAGAATCCTCATACTCATAACCATGAGGACAATGACCATAGGAACTTAAATGGCTCGGTTATATAACGATCCATCATTTCTTTATAACGCCAGTAACCTTTCTTACAACGGCGTAGTCACATTTTCTAGCACTGCTACAGGCTCAGGTACAGGAACACAAACTGCTACATCGGCAGTTATACGAGCAAGAACCGCTACAGGGTCGGGTGTAGGTACAGAATCTGCCGATTGGAATATTAATCCAAGCCGTACTGCTACAGGTTCAGGCACAGGTACAGAGTCAACATCTTTTATCCGTGTGCCAGTGCGTACCGCTACAGGGTCGGGTGTAGGTACAGATAGTTCCACGAGTGTTCACATCTCGCCTCGTACCGCTACAGGCTCAGGCGTAGGAACATCGCTTAACAGTATCCTCCACAAGAATTTGCGTACCGCTTACGGTGCAGGTGGATCAACAACCAGCGATACCGCCACCGGTCTACGCATCGTACTTAGAAACGCAACAGGCTCAGGATTAGGAACACAAACCGCTACAGGCTTACTATCTGTACTTAGAAGCGCAACAGGCGCAGGCACATCAACACAAACTGCTACTTGGACTAAATCGTTGATCTTCCGCCCACCTGTTGAAGACAGATTCCCGTGGGACAACTACCGTAACGCCGAACCAGCGCACCGCCTATTCTCTAAAGCCAACCAGGGGTATCGTGCAAGAAACATCTTCCGACTCAACACCGGTGCATACACCAACACTGATCCGTTAGACCCCACACTTGTAGACAAAGTGTATTACGGCGGTCACGACTACTTTGTAGAGCAAACCGAAAAAGATCAGCTAGTCGCAGCAGGGTATACTGTCACCTGATGCCTACATTCACCCCGCCCACAGACGCATATCTGAACCTCACCGACTTTGATGTTGACACTCCACCGACAGAGAACCTGCGGTTGTCGTTTCGACTGCTACGCCATTTTGCGTCGTTGCCTCGTGGCAGAAATGTCTATAAACTTGATGACAACACATATACCGAAAACGATCCTGCTGATTTTGACACAATTCAAATCAGTTATCTCGGTGGACACGTTTATACTATTACCGACGATGAAGCTGCCAGCCTGACCGCCGCAGGATACGGCGCATACATCACCTGACTATAATAAGACCATGATAAAACATCAAGAAACCCACCCCAAACTTGACGTTGAAGGCTGTTTCGCCTGTCGAATCTCCTCAGTGTCAATGGACTCCTCATGCACCCCCAACCGTCGCAGTGACGCAGCTCGCATCAACGCCACAGAATCCCGATGGGACAAAGACATGGATGCCTACAAACGGTTACGGGCAGACGGGCTACAACCCAACAAAATTGATGGTGCAGCCAACGTAGAGAAAAAGGCTGAGACAGCGTTCCAGGTGGAATCAGGCCACGTGTGAAACACCCTTACGACATTCAGGGTGTCAACATCCCTCATGTCGGCTACGGCAGGATGATGCAAGAAATACAGGATGTTGCTGTAGATCGCATCGACCAAACTGAAGACGCAAGGACAGTCGTGTTCGGTATGACCCCTGACATGATTAAAGGCTCATGGGAAGGTCAGTCAACGGCAGTCGTGACTATGTGGGAGACAGATGTTTTGCCTCCCCGTTTCGCTCGCCTTCTCCCTGCATATGATCGAGTTTTAGTCCCCTGCGACTGGAACAAAGAACTGTTTGACGCTATCCACCCTGATGTTCATGTCGTACCGTTAGGTGTCAACCATGATGTGTGGAAACCCCAGGTAGTAGAAGATAATTCTAAGTTCAGGTTTATGACCGGTGGCTCAGGATGGTTACGCAAAGGTATCCCTCAGGTAGTCCAGGCGTTCCATGATGCTGCTTTGCCTGACAGCGAACTGATTGTCAAACTTCCCACCTATCTGTTTGATGACCCTAAAGAGTTCAACCTCGGCCCAAATGTGACCATTGTTAGAGACAACCTGTCGGTTACTGAAGAACGAGACCTACACGCCTCCGCTGACTGTTTCGTGTCTGCTTCCAGGGGCGAAGGTTTCGGGTTAATCCCGTTACAACAGTTAGCGTTAGGGAACAGAGTGATCGCCCCCGCCACTACAGGACACCTCATGTTCTCCCACCTGTTCGACTATGCCCTAGATGCTTCCCCTGAGACAGCGCACATGCAGACGTACAAAGATATTGGGAACTGGCTTGTCCCTAACCACGATCAACTGGTTGACAGTATGCGAGATGCTTACGGCAAGGGTCGCCCTACTTTTATTCAACGGCAGGCTCGACATAAACGGACTTTAGGGTTTTCGTGGGAGAACACTGTGGACAAACTGTTGACCGCCCACCCCCCTACAGGCATGTTGACTACGAAACGGTGGAAACCTGCTGGGGAAAACCTGATATGTGTCAGAGCATTAAAAAAGGTTGAGGCTGACATCGGGGCATACAAGATCAGGATTCCGAACGGGGAACTAAAATGGGTTCCGGTGTCTACTTTTGATGCTCTTGTGGACTCAGGGAATGTTACCGAATTTGTGTGACCAAATAGGGTATACTAGGGAATATGGCTGCCAAAAAGAAAGCAACACCCTGTTGGGATAACTATATGATGGTCGGTATGAAAAAAGGCAAGTCAGGCAAACCTGTCCCCAATTGTGTTCCGAAGTCTAAAAAGAAGTGACTACAACAGGTACGATCCTTGATCGAGCCAACCAGCTTCTGCTGGCAGGTGTCGTAGAAGAACGCAACAAGCTTGCGGCTTCTTGTGATGCCTCCATAACCACGCTTACTATGTCGTATGCGTTGGGTTCGCTTCGGGAGAACACTGTCTTTGAGATTGGTTCAGAGATGATGTTTGTTTGGGAAGCAAACAGCACTTCCAAAACTGTGACTGTTGAACGAGGTTACGGTGGGTCTACCGCCGCAGCGCACACCACAGGCGATATCGCTACGGTGAGTCCTCGGTTCCCTCGTGGACAAATGTTGACAGCACTCAACGCCGAACTATCTGATCTATCGTCACCGCTAAACGGGTTGTTCCAAATCAAAACAGTAGACCTGTCATATAACGGTTCGGATCGCATGGTGAACCTCACGGGTGTCACCAGCATGATTGACCTATACGATGTCCGATACCGCTACCTGAACGACGATTACCCTGTAGTGCGTAACGTTCGACTACTACGAGACATGCCTACAGCCGACTTCGCTTCAGGGTTTGTTCTTGCTTTTGACTCGCATGTCCGTTCCGGTACTGTCCGTGTGATCTACAAAGCTCCTTACGGTACGCTCGCTACCGAAGCATCAGTGCTGTCTACTTCAGGTGTTGGCACAGAGTTAGAAGACCTACTTGTGTTGGGTGTCCAAATTCGTATGGTTGCTGGCCGTGAAGTGAAACGTAACTTCACTGAATCTCAGGGTGACACTCGTCGTGCTGACGAAGTACCTGCTGGGTCTGTTACGAACAGCATCAACAACTTGTTGCGTTTGCGTCGAGATCGCATTATTGCTGAAGCAGCTCGTCTTACCCGCCAGTATCCTCTGCGTTTCAGGAAGTAGCCGATGGCTACGTTAACTAGATTTACTACCCCATTTGTGGGTGGGCCTGCGTTCTATACGGGTACAGGCGTATCAGGTTTAGTACCTGACATTTTCCCTGTTGCTATCGCTGGTCGACCGTACATGTTGGATTTGAAGTCTGGTCGTTTTGGTCGTGCGTTTGAACAACGTTTGCGTGACTCTGCTGACGATTCCAATATTCCTGGTGAGGGTGCGATTAACCCGCAAGGTTTGTGGCGGCGTGGCCAGGTGTCGTGGCATAAGGGTTCTGCACAGAAGTACGGTGATACCGCCGAGGGTGTTGACACTAGGTTTTATTCGTCTAAGAATATTAACCCGTGGACTAAAGGCCAGTTGTCAATGTTAAAGACAACTTCAGAAATTTTGGATTCTGCGTCAACAAACCTGTTTATGGTTGTGGCTGGCGACCGCCTGTATGTTGCTGATAACCAGACGTTGAAGTACACCACTGATTTGTCTACGTTCTCAACTGTGACTGGCACGCCAGCTGCTGCTATCAACGGTATGACGACAGACGGTTTTACTGTTTTTGTTTCGTTTGAAAGCAACGGTACTTACACAACGAACACTGGTTTAACTTCTGCGTCGTCTTACAACACCGGACATAACTTTGGTGTTCTCGGTTATGTTAAAGGCAGGTTGATGGCTGGAGGGTCTGGTTCAACAGACGGTCACAAGTTGTGGAACATTACAGCGTCAGGCAACAACCCAGCAGTTCTCTACACGCATCCTAATACTGCGTTCCGTTATGTCGGTTTCGCCGCTGGGCAGAACCACATTTATGCTGCTGGTTTCGCAGGAAAAAGCAGCCTCATCTATCGCACCACCATCAAAGCAGATGGCACAGCACTTGACATCCCCACCCAAGCCGGCGAGCTACCTATCGGTGAAGTTGTTTCAACTATCTACGGATATTTAGGGTACATAGTTATCGGAACAAACATGGGTATCCGTTTGGCTACCTCTGACACTAACGGCGATCTTATTATCGGCCCTGTTTTAGAAACTACAACCGATGTCAAATGTGCTGTTGGTGACGGTCGATTCATATGGTACGGCTGGACAAACTTTGATACCACATCTACAGGTTTAGGTCGCATTGACCTATCACAGTTCAACACTGTTAACGAACCTGCTTACGCTTCTGATCTTATGGCAGATGTCCAGGGTTCTGTAAACGCAGTAGTTAACTGGGGCGACTACAGATTGTTCTCTATATCTGGTCAAGGTATCTATCGTGAACATGCCACCAATCTTGCGTCAACAGGTTATATTGATACGGGTTCGTGGCGTTGGGGAATCCCCGACCCCAAGTTTGCTACCTTCGTAGACTTCCGTACACTTCCGTTAACAGGATCACTCACGTTCGCTTTGAATCTTGACAATGGTGGCTACGAATCTCTTGCTACATTTGATACGCCTGGTGTGACAGAGAAAACTCTTGACGGTTCTGACACATCATTCGGTGAAGCAGCTTTCAAAATCACTTTCACCCGTAGTGCCACTGACTCCACTGTCGGGCCGACATTGACCCGCTGGCAAGTTCGTGCGTTCCCCGCACCAAAACGATCCGAACTGTTCTCTGTCCCTGTTCTATTGCACGAAAAACTGAATCGTTCAAACAGAGAATACTATTACGATGTCAACGATGAGTTGTCGTTCTTACGCAATCTCATTGCCGATACTCGTATCACTACATACCAAGAAGGCGAAGAAACATTCAAAGTGATTGTTGAAAACGTCGAATGGATACCAGTTGACTCCCATGTCAAAAACTGGATTTTTGATGGTACAGCAGTTATTACTTTACGTTCACTCACAGCATAAGGATTATCATGGCAAAGACACGCAGATCATA